ATCTCCGAGGGAGATAGGGTCTACTAATCCTGCACTCGCATCTAATTCGTAATAAGCGAACCTGTTAATCATTCTCATCATGGTTAAACCCATATCCCTAACAGCATTTTTGAAAAACGCATAGTTTTTAGGGTTTTCAGCAGACTCTTTGGTGAATTGTACTTCAAAACCAAATCTTGTCATGTTACCGTATTCTTCTTGAATACCGCTGAAAGATACTTGTGGGTATTCAGAACCTTCGGTTAATTCAACAGGTTCTGGTAAGATACCTGCTGCAATATCAGTTTCGTAGGTTCTTTTACTGTAATCGTATTGGAAGTGTTTATCACCATTGTTGTTTTGAGGTTCAAACAAGTTTAACATACTCATTGGAGTACGGGAATACTGGTGTATAATTCTTTCAATAGATTCTGGATGTAATAAATATTCAATCTGTTTACTTCCAAATATCATGTGTTATATCCTCCTTATGATTTTACTGCTCCGTAGAACTCCACACCTTCTAATACTGGGCAAACACCAGACTCTAATGCTGGAACATTTGCTAATGCGAGAAGATTGGTTACTCCGGCAGATTTTTTGAATACATCTACGCCATCTTCAAAACCAACATATTCAAGGTAATCATATGGTTTAATGGCTGCATTTTCTGCTACAATATGTACTTCATCAACAGCTTTACCAAACCATTCGACGGTAGCAGACCTGTTAGGATATGTACCGAACTCACAGTCTTGTTGTGGTAATCTGTTTTTAGATGTGTACTGTGCATCAGGTTTCCATGTCATTTCAGGGTCGAATAATAATTTTGCGACTGCTTTTGTTGATTCATCAGCTGCTGGTTTAAGTAAAATGTTCCTTGCAGTTGAATCTGGGTGTATTTCAAGAATCCTGTGTAACTCGATAGGTGCGGTTAAACTGTGCTGACCTACGGTTCTACCAGTTTTTCTGTCGATTCCGTTTTTGGTATACTTTAAATCACCTTCGTAGAGAGTTACGGTGAATTTCTTACGGTTGTTGGTGTAATCTCTACTTGGTCTACCCGCTTTAATTAAATCCATGTTATTCCTCCTTTGTAAATAAATCATCGAACATTCCTTCAACCGCCTTTTGGCGTTCTTCCTGTTCGGCTTCCTCATCAGTTGTACCATCACCTTCGTCTAAACCTTGGGCGTTATGTGCCCCGATTCCTTGTGGTGGTAACTCATGAGATTTTAAACTATCGATGAACTCCAAAGTGCCTAAATCTTTTTCTTTCATTTGGGCTTTGATTTCTTCGTTGCCACCAGATAGTTTTTCAATTAATTCAGACCTTTTGGTTTCTTGGTCTTTTTTATAAGCTTCAATTATTGGTTTTTGCTCTTCGATGAGTTTTTCGTTTTCTTCTTTCCACGCTTTTAGTTCATCACGTTCTTTTTCTAATTCATCGAATTGCTTTAATTTCTCTTGGCTTGTTTTGAGTTTGTTCTCTGCGATTGCCAATTGTTTATTTAAATCTTTAACTTGTCCATTTAGGATGTTAATAGTTTCATTATCGTTGTTTTCATTGTTACTCATGCGACTTCCTCCATTTGTTGTGGTGGTTGTTGTATTAGGTAATTTTACAGGTTTTCTTGGTTGTGATGTTAAAGCAACATCAATCAAACCTTTCGGATTAACTGCATCCCAACAATCACCAATATCTTCTAAATCACAGTCAAAATATGGACTGTAACCTGAATCATCAGAAGCTTTACTGGAATTAACATCACCGAATAAAGCTCCATCTGTAACTGTTAAATTGGATACTTCACCAATACTTGTACTGTTATGTTCTTCTTCAACAAGTTTGGATTTCAAGATTTTACTTGCTACATCCTTTAAAAAACGTTCAGTATACCGTACTGGCTTATCAAGACCTTTATACTCCATGTAACAAGGTTCAAATAACTTAACACGCATAATTAATCACGCCTTAATAATTAGATTATACTCATCAGAAAACTGGTCAGGATTAACAGGTTTCAAAACACACTCCCCATTGATATGATCCAATGGAAAATATGACAATGGCATTGCTCCCATTGCTTCGATACTGTAACACCATGCACAGGTGTTTCGTCCGCTACAAACCCATGTGAATAATGCTTCTTGACCGTAGATGAACTCTTGATATTTTCTGTCTATGATTTTGTGAACATGATTGCCTTTGAAGTTGATTTGATTGGCTAATCTTTTTACTGCTCTTCGGAAATTACTGTGAACACTAAACACTCCGGTTATTAATGCCATTTCTTTGTAGAAATCTGCTTTGTCTTTTAAATCATAATATAAAGTGTTTGTAACTGCATCAATACCACTATTAATTAGTTCCTCTAATTCCAATGGTATTCCAACGGTATCTGTTGGTATGCTCCATTCAGCATCTAATTCGTTAGTCAAATCAGTTACAAAAGAACTAAACAAGATTAACCAGTTATCTTTTAACATTTGGTTAAACTCATCAATATCATCTTTAAACTGCTCACTCGCATAGTAATAAGCAGTATCATACATATGCTCAATATAAAACTCTTCCAACAATCCTAACATGATAAGGAGCATTTTTTTAACTTTATCATCATCACTATCCAATTCAAACTCATCATCAGTAAGGACATTATCATCTAATCCAAAATACTCTTCATGAGTAGGGATATTAGGCACTGACTTCGCCAACTCTACCCTCTCCATTTTGGATATTATTCAAATTAAGACCATCACCAGGTTTACTGGTAGAAGTAGTACCATTCTCGGTCTTAACATCATCATCAGTTAAAATATTACCATCCTCATCAGTATCCGGATTAAAATTAATCCAAACACAATCAGCAGGATAATTACCTAACTCCAATAACCAATTAATAATAACCTGGGCAACAACATACAGTTTATTCTGTAAATATTGTTGGAATAATACTCTACCGGATTTATCAGAATCCAATTGAACAACCGCAGTAGAACGATTACTGCTTGACCCATCAAAAACAGATGGTGGGGTTGATAAACCAATGAAAATCTGCTCTTTCATTGTGGCAATATAATTCTGGATCTTCGGAAGATTAGTATCACCAATCATCTCCAAGGTCAAACCCTCTGGGAGATAAATAACTCCTTTTTTATGATAATTAGTTAACGCATTAACTGCTTTTTTGATGGCATTTTTTGCTATGTGGATTAAACCGATGCTTTCTTGTTCTTTACGCAATATCATAGTATTGGTTTGCTTGTAAACAACCTGTGGCATCATACGTAACAATAACTTCATCATGTAAGCTTCATCCAGGATATTTTCAACCATTCCTTTATGCTTACCATGACGTGTAAAGAAATGAGTAGCTAACACTTGATGAGGCAAGAAATCATATTCAACCTCTTCTAATTCAGGATTTAAATCTCTGAACTCTTTTTTTTGCCATCCACGATTAGTATTCTTATTCTTTTTAACAATCTGCTTGTAACCAATAACTTCTGAACCGGTGAAATCATCATAAATCTCTTTAATACGATAGTTCTCACCATCAAATGCTAATTCACGAAGATATAACTTGCCTTGCTGGACAACTTTATTCCAATACATCGCTCCGTCAATCATATTGTTACGAGCAGTTTCGTGGAGTATATGCATCATGTCCAAGCGTTCTAATTCCTTGATAATATATTCCTTGGCGGCTTCGTTGTTTCCTTCAACTACCCATCCGCTGATTGATTTAATCACTAAATCTTCAATAATACCATTAACAATCTCGGTTTCTTCTGCACATAAACGGAGATTTTTAATTGATGGTATAACCATCTTTGGAAGTTTATCTCCCCAATCTATGCTTTTATCATCAGTATTAGTATGAACATCAGTAACACCTATCTCATAAATATCAGATGCCTCGGCGTTCGGTAACTTAACACCTTCGATAACTCTTTTAATAGGATTCCACATAAATCTTCAATCTCCATCTTCTTTTTACTTAAAAAACCATAATATTATCTTCATAGTAACCGGTAGGTCTTGGGCGGTGCGGTGATAAGAAACCACGAACACCATAACAAGCATATCCCAATGCGTCCATTGCGTGGTCATTAACTTTCACAGGTTCGTCCAAAGTTACTCCATCACGATTTTTACGGTATTTGTAACCTTTAATCTCCTTCAATGTATTAACACATCTCGGATGAATGTGTATCTTTGTCTGTTTGGTGGTGGTGATTTTTGCATTAACATCTTTCACTCCACCTACCATAGGGAAACCTGCATGATTAAATTCTTTGATACGATCAGGTTCAGCAGCATCACCATAACCTGTTGACAAATGCTTCGGTAATAATTTATTATTGAAAATCATATCTGTACACTCTTCAATTAACTCGGTATTGGTTAATTCTCGTTCGTAAATCTCATCAAGAACATACATCTCGGTATCATACCAAGCAGTTAATAAAAATGCAGATGGGTTTTTAAAACCGAAATCTGCACCAAAACTATAAAATTCATAATGCTGATTTTCAGGTACAACAGTATCATAATTCGTATAAACTACATCGGATAATTTACCCCATTTACCAGCACTATAACGTAACCATAAATCGTAATCTTCATTTTTGAGGTTGTCATAGTAGTCTTTTTGGAATGGTGGTAAGAAATCGTTGGTACTGTAATGAAAATGAGCAGTTATACGTCTTTCCTGAATGCTTTTCAGGACTTCATCGTATTCCCTGTAATCCCATAACTCATCAGGGTTGTGTCTGTTGTGGGTTTCTACTTCTCGTTTTTCGTTTTCAAATTCATTGGTTGCATCGTAGAACTCATGGTATCTTTTGTATATCCAATGTTCTTCATCTTCTGGTTGTACAACGAGTATCATTTGGCTGTATGCTTCGCCTCGTTTACTGACTTTTCCTCTGCCTAAACGGAGCATTAATTCAGTATAAAATGCAGTATCCAAGAGTTCCTCGGCTTGCTCGATGTAAATTAAATCAGCGTTGATACTTCTTACCTTGGATAACTCGTCGAGAGCACCGAAATAGATAACAGAGTCATTAGGAAACCTTATAGTACCCTCTGACTTGTTTTCATGGCATAAATCATACAACGTCTTATCATCAGAAACCTTAATATCATACAAGATACCCCGAATCTCTTTCCAAGCAGTACGCTTCAAAGACGGTAAAGTCTTACGATAAACATAAATGCTCGCTTCACGATACTGCAAAGCATAAAAAACAACCTTATAACAAGCAAAAATAGTTTTACCAGAACCAGCACTACCTTCAACAAGGAACTCTCTACTGGATTCATTAATCCATTGCCTTTGTGGCTGTGTCATCGGAATATCTAAATCAACAGACATTTACTCCTCTTTTTTTGATGAATCTGTAATGTTAATATTAAAACTGAAATCTTCTGGTGTTGAAACTTCAACTTCCTGTGAAGTTTGTTTCTTGTAACCGTATCTTCTTTCAAGCAGAAACTTGACCATTTCAGGACTTGGATTTTCTTTATCCAATGCCATTTCCCTTGCTCTACGTGCAATACTTCTTTGTGAATTGGAATCTGCTTGTGTTATCTTTAAAACTGCATGGATTAGTGGGGAACTGGTTATGCCATTGTCAATATCTTCTAATGCTTCTTTAACCCAGTAATACCATCTTTTCGGATAAATACCATAAGCCAATGCAACAGCATCTTCAACCTTCATACCATCTTCTTCAATGTATTTGATGGCATTATCCAGTTTTTCTTTGTAATCTGTTCTCATAGCACGTGGATAATGATATTCAACATTGTCCTCTCTACATCCTGGCATATTATCATCCTCGATAAAAAGTTAATATAAGCATTAATATTGCTAAAACAAGACCACCAAGACCAATCTTCTTATTAAACTCTTCACGATTATTCTTCGTGGCTTTCTCTTGTTCATCTTGTCTTGTTTCAATTTTAACCAATCGTTCATTCAATTTACTGTCCTTGGAGTCGGATTGTTGGATAAAATTATTCAGATTACTGTTGATTTCATCGATTTTCTCTTCCATTCTACGATTATCTTCTTTCAAATCATCCAAACGTTCTTTTTTATAACCCAACTCTGCACCTAATCGTTCAATAGCACGTGATTGACCCATTAACTGTTCTTCATGTAAACATTTATGTTCTGGGGTCATTCTTCATCACCAGTAGTGTACTCGGCATTCAAACCTTCTTCGTACTCGTCTACTGATCCATTACTTTTATCATCATTTCCTAAAATTGCGAAGCTATTTGGATTATAAGCACTCCATATCACTAAAATTAAACCAAATATGGCTAAAAACACTTCTTGACTAATATACTGTGAAATATAAGGTGCAAGTAAAGCATAGATAGCTACTGCGATTGTGGAAACGTTCCCTTGTATATTATCCATTCGTATATTCCTCCTCAATTATTGTGTATCGTCCAGGATTAACTCCAAGACTTCTTGCAATAGCTACTAATTCCCAATAATCAAGTAAGTAGATATTATTTCGTATTATAACATGACTATTGGCTTCAATGAATACCTCATCTCTGTGAGTATCTTTTATCACTCGTATTACACCAAATAAGTAGCCATAGATTTCCATATGAATCTGAAAGAAAATTCTTTCCCTTCATTCTTATTACTCAATCCAGCGTGGAGTAACTCCACATTTGGCTTAAAAATTGTTTTTCAGAAAAAATTTGAGTTAAGGAATATTAATTTTTTGAAAAAAAGTATTACTAACTGGAATTTAAAAAAAAATAAAATTTATTGATTGTCATAATAAAAGACAACCAAATCCCAAATGACCTGTTCATAGCTTTGATAAGGTTTCTTTAAGTTATCCAACTCTTCTTTCAAACCTTTTGAAGTAGTTACTGAACTTCTTTTTATGCCATTGTATAATCTTTGAGAAAATTTAATGCAATGTGGTCTTAATGCACTTTCTGTTCGTTTGCAATCGATAATATCATCATATTTTATTTTAATTCCGAAGTATGGTGCTTTTGAGGAGTAGATGTATGCTTCTGGATATGATAGGTTGTTAAAACCGTAGTATTCGTTGCAGTTGTTTGTTTGTACACATTCTATTAATTCAGGTATTGTTGTTATTTCATGGTTTGTACCATCTAATGTTAATGCAATCATAGTGTATACATCTGTGGTGTATACATAGGGTTATTTTTGGATTGAACTAAATTGTAATACAAAATCTAAAAAAGTATACGAAGTTGTAGACAAAATTTGAAAATCAAAAATGTCTGATTTTGTCTGATATTAGGGTCGAAAGTGCCACAATTATGTAAAAAATATATTACATACTTTGAACAATCAAACATAACTTCTCTAAAAACCATAAACAAACAACAACAAAAAACAAAAAAAATAATATCAATTCAACCGACCGAGAGGTTGTGGACAACTTTTCCAGAGAGCATTTTTTATAAAAAAGCCCTATCAGAAATCCCATTTTTCACGTGATACACGTTTACAATGTTGTCTACAATTACAATATAAAAACACATATAATAATTACAAATAACATATAACATAATATATATTCTTTATTTAATAAAATAATAATAATAATAATATAATAAAATAAAATAAAATAATATTAATTATTTATAAGTAAAAACAAGAAAAACAAAAAAATAAGTTGTGGACATTTACACCCCTAATTGTGGACAAAAACCTATGAAATTATGGACAAAAACCCTCATAATTATAGACAAAAAACACTAAAATCAGACAAAATAACAATGTTATACAAAACACCCAACAACATAACACCGTTATACACTCCAAAAAAACATACTAACAAAAATATGACCATGTGTACCCTCGGGCGGTTTCGGTTTTTTGTGATGTATTAAGGACGATCTTTATTTTTTTTCATGTGCTGACGTTTCCAGATTCCATTAAAAATTTATGAAAAAAGCTTAAAAATATTGTTTTTACATGGGAGAAAAAAAAGAAAAAAATTAATTTTTTCCGCTGTTGGTTGTTTTCCGGTCCTGGTGTTTATAGTCATTGAATGAAAAAATTATTAATGAAAACACTATTAAAAAAACTATTGAAGGAATCAGGGCGGATAATATCTATAATAAATATGAAAAAATAGGAGAAAAAAAGAAAAAATTATAATATGCAGCAAAGAAAAAATATTAAAGCCGCATATAAAACTAATATTTTTTTATTGTTTATGCTGGTTATAATAATTATATTGATTAGTAGTATTATAAGCATTAGTAGTATAAACATATTTTATACTCCTTGTTGTATTATGTACTATTATGCGATTTGTGTATAATGTAGGTTAATAGTATTTTATAGTGTTTGTACTGGTTTAGTATATTGTAGTTGTTTGTATATTTGTACCAGTTTAGTATATTGTGTAGTATTTCCCTGTTGTATATTTTATATACTTTCATACCTTGGAGTATATCACCAATATACATATTATATACGCGGTCGTGATTTAGATCATGCCATCCGGTGGTTATTAGATAATCATTTTTATCTTGAATTTCAGGACATAATATTTTTACTTCTTTGGTTTCCAGTTTCTGGAGCATGATTTTATTATATATCTTTGCAGCATCATATAAGAAGTAACTATATTTTTTATTGGTTTGTATTTTTTCGGTTGCTGCTTTGGTTAGTATGTTTGTGCCTGGTTGTGTTTCTTCGCTGCTTTGATATATGCGGGTTTCGGGTTTTGTTGTTATTGGTTTTATTATTTGTTGTAGGTTGTTTTTTGCTTCCATTATTTTCACCTTTTTTAATAGTTAGTATATAAATTTGCGTGCGGTTCTTTTGTTTGGTGTTGTTTTCTGGGTGTTGTTTATGTGATTCATCCAGTTTTTAAAATTCATTTTTATATAGTTTCTGCGGATGCGTTTTATTTGGTTTTCTCCTTTCCAGGTTCTGAAAACTAATTTGTTATATAAATTATAGTTGTATTTCATTTTTAAAAACTCCATAATACGCCGTATGCTGCTATTATTGCAGCGGTTACGCTTAATAAATAGCTTATGATATTTAACGGTTCTTTATACATTTTTTTATACTCCTGTGATTAGCATAAATAATAATTCGATGCAAAAAATTATAAAAGTTAGATCTAAAATAAATTTTAAATCTAACAATAAATTTTTATTGGTTTTCATTTTTTCACCTGGTTTATTTTTTCCCGTAATATTTGCAGTTGGCGGCGTTGTTGGTCCTGGTGCTGTTTGATTAATACAGCACGGTTTAAATTTTCGGTTAATATCTGGTTATAAATTTTAAGATTCATTTTTTAAAACTCCCAAAAATAAAAACTGTTAAAAATCCAACTGCGGTATATGTTTAATAAAATATCGGTATACATTTTTTATACGCTCCATTGAAAAAAATATAAATGTTTCCTGGCGTTTATTCTGCAATTAGTGATTTATAAGAAGTTT